CTATGCCGTCCGCCTGTAATGGACCGGCGGCAAATGCACCCCAACAGCAGGAGCGAGCAGCACCATCGCCGCGAAGGTCAGGTAGATCCGCCGCAAGTTCTGGCCTTGTATGCGGTTTATCATCACCATTCCTCCGATTACAGCTTGCGTCTCAGACCGAGATACCGCGATTTCAAGGAACCGCTACTCCGCCCAAACGCTTACCAGCTGGCGCTGTCTCACTGCATGCCTTTGGCGCACGCGTGGGCGAACATATTGAGCCGAGCGTTTCTAGGACTGGCATGTTGACCCGAGGTACATCATGAAGACACTTCTCATATCGACCTTGCTTTTGCTGGCCACCGCCTCTGCCGGCTCGGCCGAGCCTCCGATAACCGAAGAAGCCACTATTGAGCTGATCGGTCAAAAGCTTGCTGAACTGAGCGAGACGAATGAGATGATGGCTTCCGCTCTTGGGACCTCTAACGTGGCGGATCTTACGAAGAAGGCAATCACGACGGTTAAGGAGCTCAAAGAGACACTATCAGCGAACCCCTTCATCCGGGTCGGTGGCTTCACGGTAGGTATCCCCGGCGGCGCATCCGTTGACTTCGAGTTCGTTGACGGAAAATAATCCCTGCCGCTAAACTCTGGCTTGCTTCAGCTTCTGCCCTTTGCAAGAACTTGCGCTTAACGGTTCAGGAGTCTTCCGATGTGGATTATCGTGATGCAGGCGTTGCTAACGCCAATCATCGCGGCTGCAGTTGCATGGATTGCATGGCAGCAATGGCAGACAGCTCGCCACAAGGTCATGTTGGACCTGTTTGATAGACGCTTTGCCGTTTTCATGGACGCACGCGAGATCGTTAGCCATGGCGGGCAGCGGGATCGCCTCAAAGATCCTGGCCTTCCAAACGACATTGTCGCTCGCGGCCGGTTCCTGTTTGGTTCGGAGATACTGGACCAACTCGAAGAGCTACATCGCCTCTGCACCCTCGTCGAAACCGGGGATAAAGAAGCTTTCGGCAGATTGGATCCTTGGTTCAAAGGATTTATCCAGAGCCTGAAGCCATACATGAACTTCGGCGGAATGAAGTCCTGAACTAAGGCAGCCGCCACCAGGTTGGCAACCGATGGGTGGAGCTGTTGGCGCCGCTGAGGTGACCACAGCTGCGAAGGAACGGGGAAAGAAGCTCCTTTGAATGTATTGCCGCCTTCACTCTGTAGAGCATTGTAGTTGCAATACGCCTCTGCGTGGCTCAGACGGCGTGTGCCCAACCTTTTCATTTGCCCAACTGAACCCCATGTCAGAAGCTTCGCATATCTCAGGATTGGCCCCCGAACCAATGACCAAGACAGTCACCGACACTTTGACAGGCATGTACTTCACCCTCGACGATCCCGACGGGAGCTACGCGAGCGGGCAGATCATTCGCCTTGCGGCTGAAGGCGTCTATCTCGTACGGTTCGATGGAAACGAGGTGCCTTTGCCTCTTGAGCTGGTGTCGCTCGGTGAAATGCTGGGAACGACAGAGGAAGAGTACAAACTCTGGCGGTTCTTCGACACGATCGAAGAGAGAGATAAGTGGATCGAGTGGATCGATACACCGTCAACACCCCGTGTCATTTCGCTTGTACGACCCAGTAAGTAGTCTGCCGTGTCCAACTGCTCCGAGGTTCACAAACGACCTGCCCCGCAACTGCTGAAATAGCTCACCATGGGGAACTTCAGTGCCGCGCGCTCGTTTGAGGAGAACTCAAAATCGAGAGGCGGAGGATTTAGTCATGAACCGTAACGTAATCATCGGAATTGTTGTCGTTGTGGTGCTGATCATCGGGGTAATAATGTTCATGCCCGGTTCGAACGAACCTGCTGGCGATGCGTCGGCCCCAGCCACTCCGCCAGCGCCAACTGAAACGACACCACCCGCGACACCGGCACCAGCAAATTAAGAAGACAAAGCAAAAGATACGCTCGCCCGATCTTTTGAGCGAGCTGTCCGTGCTTCCAATCCCTCTATGGCCAAATTGGCGACACTGCCCGCTACCCGGGATGCTCATCAGTTTCTGAAAAGAAGACGCAGTAACGGCCTGCACTGAAAGCATCTGTTTCAGCAAGCCCGGGCCGTCGAGTATTCCCTTTGCTCATTGCAAGGTCCGACTGCACACCCAAATCACGCAGCTGAATATAAGGCCATGGAGCTTGCTCGGCAAGCCTCTATTTCCTTGTCCATAGCTTTCAACTCATTGAGAATGATGAGCACCTGCTGACGGCTTGCGGGCGCCAAGCTCTCGATCGCTGTCTCGGCCATGATCCGAAGGGGGACGTTCTTCCGACGGCCCTTTGGGAATACCAGACCGAGCCGCTTGTTGAGGACGTTGCGGCGAAAGCCTTGAGCAGTAACGAGCCGTTGCTCCCGCTCGCGCTCCCATGTCTGCTGTGCCTGGAAGTCCGCAAACATCAGCGATCCGATGTCTGTATCGCGGAAGGCGATCGGTCCGCGATCTGGCGACGGGCGCATGAAGCACATCACCCCTTCAACGCCCCTCACCTTCTCGAAGTCCCGCTGCGGGATGTTAACGAAGGCGTACCCGACTAGGAGCGGGAAACGCTTCTCGCTCATCCTGTTCGTCCGCTGGTGCTGTGTGATCGTCCAGAAGGAAGGCATGTAGACGTCAATGCCCTCGTTGCGGAGGTTGCGCTCGAGGACGCTTTCGCCCTTCCTCCGTTCGCGGGACGCCTTCTGCTCCTCAGTCTCATCGTTTGCAGGCTCGATGGCCCTCGCCATCCGCTGTGCGCCCGGCACAGCTCGAACCGCATACCAATTAGTGTCCGCCATCATCATTCCCTCGTATGTCGAGCGGCCGCTCGGTTACCTGTTCTGTCCCATGATCGCCTGAGCGGCTGCCGCGGCCTTTCGCTCGTCGCACCTGCCCATCTGGAGGCGCCGGGTTTTGTCGCACCAGTCGCACATTGGCTCGGCGTCGTGTGGAGCATCGCCGGCAGCTGAACCCTTGATGAACTTCGCCTTACGGGTCTCGTAGGCCCCGCAGACGCACCGGACGACCCAGTTCTGACCGTTGGTGGAGATCACTTCAGCCGCGATGCCCATCACCGTCAGCCTGCCGATCCTGATCCCCTTCAGGTCGACGAAGCTGGGCTGGCCGAGCTCGTGCTTGTTCGGCGGGCGGACGGCGATCGGGTCTCCGGAGTGAACCTTCCCGCCGAGCGCCGGCTCCCAGTGGAAGTGCTCTCCCCTCGCTGCCACGCGGCCGGCAACCTTGTCGCCAGGGAGGAGCGGCGCGACGGCATCCATGTCCACGCGAGCAAAACGCGTCATGCCTCACCTCGCATGTGTTTGATCTTCCGAATCGAGTGCAGGACCGTGGTGTGGTCACGTCCTCCAAACCAGCGACCGATCACGGGCAGAGATAAAGTCGGACGCTCTTTCCGGACGGCGTACATCGCGGTCTGACGGGCAAGGCAGAGGCCGCCAGACCGCCTGGAGCTCTTGAGGTCCGCGACGGTGAAGTCCGGAAAGTCCTGCAGCACCTCATCCACAATCTGCCTGATTGAGCGCTGCCGTGTTGCCAGAAGCTGAACCTCGCTTTCCGCCTGCATCGTCCTCATGTGGAGGGCGAACCGATAGGCGACGACGTGCTCGTCGACTACCGTCGGCGCCAACTCCCAGCCAGGACGTGTCCGACCGATGAACCGTGGCCGGGGCACCGGGGCGCTGATCGGAATGGGTTTGGCGGCCGGCTTCACTCTCGGATTGAAGCAGCTCTCGCGAACTGCCGCGGCGTTCGCGAATATGTCTGCCGCTGATGTGAACTCTCGTGCTGTGATCATCTGAAGCTCCTCTCGGATCTGGCCTGCTCGGCGGCGATGTACTGTTCCCGGGTTTGAGGTTTCTGCAGGTGGGCAAAGCCGACTGCTGCCTTAGGAGGAGGTTTGTCTGGAGGTTTCGCCGGCACGTCCTTCCAGCGGTCCTCGGATAGCCACTTGACCGGGTTGCACCACTGGCGATCGTCGGTCTTGGCCGCATAGGCTCGGGCACCAGCGACGATCTCGTCGAGGCTGGCGCGTTTGAGGGCTTTGGAGAAGGCTGATCGAGCCGCAGGCTCTCCGACCTTGTTGGGGTAGGCTGCCCAAAATCGATCGAACCCTGAAGAAGGCTCGGGCGCGCGCGCGTCTTCCGAAGGAAGTCTGGTTATGGTATCTGGAAGATGCTGTGGCGCAGGCATGGCATTTGCCACGCGCGCTTCTTTATCTTTCAATGCCTTAGCTCTTCCACCCTCTGCCCCTGCGGCGCTCCTCGATTGAGATTTACTCTCGCTTTTCTGCAGCTCTTTCGTCAGGCGGTTGTGGCGAATGCTGTCGTCGTCGGTCTCGAAGAACGGCATGAGATCGTCCGAGATCGCCTTCCACTTCTTGAGCGACATGCGGGTAACCCGGGCGAGCTTCGTCTCATCGGCCGGGAGTTTTCCGCCCGCATTCCACATCGCCATCAGCAGCAGCATGTAAGCGCCGATCTGCTCGGTGGAGAGGTGCAGCGTGTCCCCTATAAAGTCGGAGACATAGAGCTGCATGAACGGACGCTCGCTCATGCTGGCCTCCGTGCACGCAAGTCACGCAGGGACGTCCGGAGGCGCCCGTTGTACTCTCGGCGGCGTTGGATGCAGTCACTCTGGCGACGGCGGTCCATCTCAGCACTGATGAAGCGATCGGCTTCATGCTCTGGGATGTCCAGGGCCTCGCTGATGGCGATGGTGTCAGGGCCATAGAGGTCGTAGGCTTCGGAAAAGGTCATGCCGCCTCTCCGAACTTACCCGCTTCATCGCCCCAGACTGTCCAGCCCTTGCGATCGGTGCGGCTGAATAGCTCGAGCCGGTTGGCCTTCGGCATCAGCTTCTCTGCTTCGCGATAGCCCTCCTCCGGCTTGCGGGAATGCTCGCGGACCATACCGGGGAAGGATGAGCGAACAGACCTCGAGGTCTTTGGCTCGCCGCGCTTGCCGATCAGGATTGGCTCGTTGGATGTGCGGAAGATGTAGCCGGTGCCAAAGGCCTGCTTGCCGTGCCGGGTGGTCTTTATCCAAGATCCGGCAGTGGCGAACGTGAAGCCCCAGGCGTTCAACACCTCCAGCGCTTGCGGCAGCATCGGGTTGGTTGCCCATAGCCAGAGGAGGCAGTCCGGGGCAGCGAGATCCAACACCGGCAGAGCCTTGATCTCCTCAAGCGGCATCAGCCTATATTTCGACTGAGTGGACTTGGACTTGTCGCCGTTGTCCGACCACTCCTGCATTTTCCACGGTGGGTCAGCCATGATGAAATCGAAGCTGTGCGGCTGGAGATCTCCGAACGGCCACAGGTCTGCAAACAGCCTCATTCCCGCACCTCCCCCGGAACAGAGCACCAGCAATCTTGTTCTTTCGTCACGCGGCACCGACTGCCCGTACGGAGAGGAGATCTGGAATGCACGGAGTGGACTGGCCGGAGCCTGTGGTGGTGGAGCACAAAATGCCCAACCCCATTGTCGTCTGGAGCATGGCCGAGGCGGTCAACTATCTGATGGGTGACTGGCCCACCAAGGGGGGCGTCCAATACCACGAGGCATTGAGAACCCTTATGGTTGTGCTGGACGGTAGAGGCGAACCGGATGAGGCCCGGGAGGCATTCAAAGCCGCGGTCCTTGAGGCCGGCTACTCGGTGCACGAATAGGGTCATGCGGCGTGCTCCCTCTTGGCCAGGGCCTTGAGGTACGCGCCCTTGATTTCCTCGAACCGAGCGATGTCGTATTCCTTCGCCTCGATCTCGTGATCGGGACGTGGCCGCTTAGAGCGGCGGCCGTGGTCGGCGAGCCAGGCCTCGGCGCTGGCAAGGCGACGGTCGAGCCATGCGATCATTTCGGACGGATCGGTCATGCCGCCTCCTTAACCGTTGGGAAAGGGGCGCCATTGATAACTGCACTGGAAGAGTGTGGGAGGTTCGAATGTCGTTCAGAGTTGGTGAGATCTACAACCGTACAAAGGACATCCACAGTGTCTACAATGGGCAGCGCCGGAGTGGCATCATCACACCTGCAGACGCCCCCGTGATCTTCCTGATCAGCGGCGAAGAAGGACACGAGCACGGTTATGTCGACCGATGGCGTCCTGACGGTGTCTTCGAATATTTCGGCCAAGGTCAAGAGGGACCAATGGAGATGAAGTCCGGTAATCGCGCCATCGTGGAATCTTGGAAGTCGGGGGAGGCCATCCACCTCTTCACATCGGTCATCGGTGGACTGAGGTACGAAGGCGAGATGGTCTATGATCGCCATCACATCCGGCGTGCGCCGGACACCAAAAACAGAATGCGAGATGCGATTGTCTTCGAACTTCGAAGGGTTGGTGATGTTGCCGATCACATCGAAGGAGTTGACCCAATCGTCCCAAACGAGGAGATCGATCTCGAAGAGCTCCGCGTGAGGGCGTACGAGGCCGCAGAGCCAACGCCCGAGCGCGCACCTGAAAGTCGCTCCGTCTTCGCACGAAGCCTGGCTGTTCGCGATTACGTTTTGGCTCGAGCTAAGGGAGAATGCGAACACTGCCGACGCAACGGCCCATTTAAGCGACCTGACGGCACATTCTACATCGAGTGCCACCATGTTCATCGTCTGTCCGATGGTGGTCCCGACAGCCCCCGCAACGTCATTGGCGTATGCCCGAACTGCCATCGCCACGCTCATTTCGCGGCTGATCGCAAAGAGTTCAACCAGCTTCTTATCGATGATCTTCGCAGGGTGGAGCGTCGTCGACGTCCAAAGCGGAAAACTCCTAAGTTCTCTGAGCTGCACTTGGCAGCTGCTTCGTAACTCTGGAAATCGCCATAGAGAAAGGTGGTTGGTCGGCTGCATTGCTGACCTCACATCAAAAGAGGCTGCACGGAGCCGTCGGCGAAGACAGCATCCATTGGCGTGTCGGCGGTCGGCTCATCGCCGTCCCAGCCGTTTGGCCACATGCGGAGAGAAATCAGCTCGCGGATCCGCGCCTCTTCCTCGCGGTTGATAATGTCGACCAGAGGCCTGTCGAGGCGAACCGCCTCGAGGTTGATCTCTGACTGGATGCTAAGAATCCGGTCGAGCGCCATCAGTCTAGCGTTGAAGGTGAGCGGCCCCATGCGCTGCTTGTTCTTCGCAGTGGCGATGTCGCCGTTATCGTCGATGCCGGTCTTCTTCAGCCGGTGACGGGGTTCGCGAAGCTCGCGATAGAGCGGCTTCAACCTGAGCAGCGGCGCAATATAAGACCAGTACGGAACGGCGATAACGGTCATCAGTCCGAGATCGCGAGCGGCAAGTGGGCAGCCAATGCAGCCTGTCCTAGCGTTGATCTCCTGCGCTTCGTCACCGCCATAGGCATCAACGACTGCCGCCGTGTCCCAGGCGCCGTACTCTTCCATTCGAGCGTAGATCTTCAGCCAGTCGAAAACGTTGCAGACCCGCCAGTGCAGGATCGGCGCTAGAGTGGCTATGCGGCCTTTGATGCCTTTTGTCTCAGGTACTACCTGCTGGTACCACCCCTGCCCGCACTCAGCGCCGTCTTTGCCGCATGACATAGCGATGCGGCCATCGCGGATGGCGCTTTCGCCTTGGCGAACTCCGGTGATCATCAGGATTGAGCCGTCGAGCTCGTTGACCCGACGCTCGAGGGCGGCCGTCATCGGCTCGACCTTGATCTGCCTGGTGCACCACCTGAAGGTGTTGTTGTTCGGCGGAGGGACGCCCCGACCCAGCATGTAGACGAGGAAGCGCTGATCCATCGGCGCATAGACCGTTTCGCAGTAGATGCCGCGGGCCCGCAATCTCTCGAGAAGCTTTGTCGCAGCAATCGACAACGGAGTTAGCTCCATGCGGGTGTCGGCATAGAGGACGCTGATCGTCTTGGGCATCGGAAGCCGGCCGGCGTCGATCAGGTGAAGGACCACCGTCAGGGTCGCTGTGCTGTCCTTGCCGCCGGAGAAGGCGAAGACCCAATGGTCGTGCGTCGGCCCATAAGCCTGCATCGACTGGAGCGTCATCTCGACGGCTTCGTCGTAGACGAGGCGTTTGGTGCCCTCGAACAAGGTTGGCTGATGGATGGTCATGCGTCGCCCTCCCCCTTCTCGTCCTTAAGCTCTGGAGCCAGCCAGTATGCGAGCTGCTTCGATGAGCGCATGAGCCAGCGTCCGAGGGCTATGCGCCTGCATTTCCACCAGGAGCGCAGTGGCTCGACCGATCGCTGCATCAAGGTCTCGTGCTTCTTCTCGGCCATATTCGATGCCTGCCTTCATCTCGATTTCGCGCAGTTCTTCTCCGTCGATCGACACACGAGGATCGGCGTACCAGACGTCTCTTGTTCTTGAGACCGACCAGCCCATTTCGCGGGCGGCTACGGTGATGCGACGCTTGACGCTGCCCAGCGAGGGCGGAGCGATCCGCGTCTTCAGTGCTTCTTGGCAAAAATCTACTGTGCTCATTTTCGGATTTTTCCGATGCTTTTTCCGCATTTTTCCGACGACCCCTGTGGTTGGATGCTCGTGTTCAAGGAGCAGGCCTATGGAGTCGAAAGACACTCAGATCGAAAAACGAGACGGCGGTGATCGCCTTGCAGGGCTTTCGCCCGCCGTCTCCGGTCCGCCTGGGCCAACCGTCATTCGGTTCCCTCGCCGACCCTCTACCGCCGCATCGGGAGGGTTGGTCGCTGGTGGCGACCCCTCGCCGCCACCAGCACCGTTCGACCGCCTCGGTGGGAGTGTCCAAGCCGTCGTGATGAGGCTCAAAGGCAATCCTGTGAGGTTGAAGGTGCTGGCCCCGGCCCGGGAGGAGGAGGAAGACCGGGACCAGCGTTGACGGGTGGGAGGAGATCCCCGTCAATCTTGTTTCAGGCCGCGCCCGATTGGATTTCGCTGTGTCGATGGGTGATGTTGAGACCGCCGTCGGAACGCAGGTTCCGGAGCGCTTTGCGCCGGCGGACCTCAGCCTCAGCTTCTTCCATCGATCGGGCGGATACCTCGCCAACCTCGGGATCGATGATGATGCAGGTGCCGTCTTGGGTGATGACCGAGCTCATGCCAGTTCCCTCTCTCGCATCGCGGCTTTGCAGCTATGACAGTGGTTAGATCCATGACCGGCGCAGCTATCTGGCCTGAGACAGTTCGGTCGAAGGATGAAGGTGGTCGACGGGATATGTTCGACGAGCCCATCGGCATTTTGTGTTGCGGCGTGCTTGACGTCGTCTACATGACCGCCTCCTGTGTTGGCGGCGGCGCTGCTTCCATCATCGAGACTTACGCTCGCGGCGCTGGGGGCCTCGGCTTCGCCATGAGCGGCCGGAGCTATGGGGGCGGACGACGACGGTTCAACGTCAGCGACGTTCGCCAGTCGGGCCTTGCCCTTCACTGCAGCGATTGCGTCGTCATCCGATGGGGAATGGGCTGCGGCACTCTCTCCGCCCGTCACGCCTGCCTTTTCGGGGCCGCTGACGTTCACGCCGGGAAACTGCCCGGTCAGAACTGGGATCATCTCAGGTTGCCCCGATACTCCAGCCTCAGCCTCAGTCGTAATGACGTCGACCAGGTCGGACGAGAATGCCTTGTCCTGGGTTACGGTCCTCTCGGATACCGCCTCCGCCGCCTTACGCGGGGATTGCAGAGCCATTGCTGGCTGTCTTTTGGCGACTGGCGCTTCCTCGTCGTCAAAAAGCTCAATCTGCGGGATCATGCCGAGCGCCTGGAGGTAGGTGTCGAGGATCAGCTCCTCTTCCGTCCGCTCCTGCTCGTCCTTCTTGCGAAGAGCGATGACCTTTTTGAGGATCTTCGTGTCAAAGCCCATGGATTTGGCCTCTCCGAAAACATCCTTTATGTCGTCGGCGATGATCTTCTTTTCCTCTTCGAGGCGCTCGATCCGCTCTACGAAGGCTCGGAGTTGATCTCGGGCTACGCCGTGCGCGTCACTCATGCTGCAGTCTCCATCACGGGAGCAAAATCAGTCGGTCGGATGTCTAAGCCGCGATCTTTCGCTGCTTCGAGGATGGCCGGCACATGCCAGTGCGGAACCACGCCGCCGGTCCCGCCTTTGGCCTTCGGCATCCGCCAGCGCATGACGGTATGCGGCTGGACCCGCGTCACCTCAGCGAGAGGCTTCAAGCCGTTGAACTTCTTGATGATCGTGTTAGCCGGTTCGCATCTCATTCCGGCAATGTATGATAAACGTACAGTAATGGCAATAGCCATTGTACGATTTTGCTAAATGCATGTTTCAGTGCGCTGTGCGAAAATTGTACAATGATTGACGCGCCGAATGACATATACCTGGACTGGATCCGAGACGCCCTGAAACAGCCGGGCAAAACACAGGTGGGCCTTGCTGCTCACCTTGGCATTGCACATCCCCAGATCACCCAGCTCCTAAAGGGAAAGCGCAAGCTCAAGGTTCACGAGATCCCGAAGATTGCCGCATACCTGGAGGTCGACCCGCCGGGGTCCGAGCTGTCACCGTCCACGGCAAAATGGGTGCAGGCGCGCAAGGCTGGCGTTGTGGCGGCCGGCCTGTTCCGAGAAGTCGACGAGTTTGATCAGTCCGAACCGGAAGAGATCAGCGTTCCGCGCGATGAGAACTTCCCGAATGCTCGCCAGCTGACCTTCGAGGTTGAAGGCGACAGCATGAACGAGCTGCGCCCTCGCCCGATTCTTCCCGGCGACACCATTGTAGCCACAGCCTATGAAGACATTGCCGATCGCGTTGTTCTTCGAGACGGGATGGTTGTCGTAGTCCAGCGGTCTCGCGACGGGGGTCAGATGCGGGAATGGTCCGTCAAGCAGATCGAGATATACGAGGACCGGACAGAATTTCACCCGCGATCGAGCAATCCAAAGCACAAGCCGATCATCGTACAACGCCAGTTCGACGCTGACGACGGTGCGTCAGTTGAGGTCATCGCCGTCGTGCGTATGGTGCTGAATACGATGCCAGGATATTGAAGCTGCGTGCGAGCAAAGTAGGGGTACATTCGAGTGGACGAAGACAACAGCTCAATCGACGAAGGCACCGAACAACTTCGGGCTACACTACTGGAGAAGCTCGGGCGATCAAACCGCCCAGCCACTGTAGGTGAGCTGGCCGAGATTTATGCTTACATGCTGCTAATGAACGACGTTGTCTCAGAGCTGTTCGATCTAGGAGCTTCCGACGACTTAGAAGAAAAAATCAATGCCATGCAAAGGCTGAGACCTTTGATATTGGCGATTAATAAAAATTTCGCTGATGCTGTCAAAAAGACGGTGAAGATGCAGACTGACTCCAGCACAACAGAGGGCGGACAGAGCGGTGAATCCTGAATCGGCAGAGATCGTTGATCTTTTGAACCGCTACAAAAGCAAGCTTCCCTCGAAGCTGCGTGATCCCGACAATTACTTGCAACATGGTGGCGGAGGTGGCACATCAGGAGGTATGGACGTAGTTGATGCTAAAATCGCGGCTGCTGAAGCGCGCACCGATGCGAAGTTTGCCGAAATGATGGGGCAACTTTCGCTAATGCGTGCTGAGATAACCGGCCGACTAGATACGATGAATGTCAGGTCCGCGCACGTGGAGAATTCGACGGCTGGGATCAAAATGACGGTCATCCTGACCGCAATTGCCGCGCTCGGCCTGACAGTTGCCGTGATGGCATTCGGCTCTCAATGGTTCTCTCTCGGGATGGATGCTCAGCAGGTCTCACAACGGGCCGCGCAAACCGCAGTAGACAGTTCGAAAACACGTATAGATGACCTCGACAGAAAGCTTGATCAACTGCTGCAAGTGACGCGTCCAAGGCCGACATCACCTTAACAGTAGATATTCACTAAAGCGGCAAGCTAAGCTTCCCCTTTGAGTCAAAAGCCGCGCATGCGATAGAAACCTCCTGCAGCAGCCAGCGCCTTGGCTCCTCGCACATATAGCTCTTACCGTCATCGCCAAGAAAGTTCATGACCGGCAGGACGGAATTCTACGTCGTCTCCCAGTGGTGCGAACGGCCCGATCTTGAAGCTGTAGCCTGGGAGCTTGCGCCCCAGGTAGTCGGCCAGCCCCTCCTTGGCTGCCGCAACCTCGGTTCACCGCTCATACGGCGGCACGATGATGAACTCCAAGATTTCCCTCTCAGTCGGCATAGCCCTTCCCTCCACTGATCGCGAACAGCTTTCCAATCGAGCTGTCGCAATGGACGCAATAGAATTGGACGTTGTCTAGGTAGCCTTCGGCCGCAAGATCCTGCGCGTCGTTCGGCAAATCGACTTCCGCCGGCACCTCCAACAGCTTCGAACTCTCCCGCAGGCAGTTCTCGCAGCGGAGGTGAAGCCGAAGCGGGGGTTGCGATTTCATCATTGCAACAGCCATTTTGTTCTCCTTTCGTTCTTATGAAGCCAGAACGACAAGAGAGAGTCCAGACTGATTCGGCAGTTCGAAAAAGATTCTCTCCCGCCTGCACAGTGTACGTTTTTCATACAGACACTATTGACGCATATGTGTGATTTGCATACATTTGCCTCATCAACCGATGGGGAGCAGCAATGCAGACCACAGCAGACATCACCGCCGACGCACTGAGGATCAACGTCGCTGACCTGAACGAGGTCATCACCAAGATCCGCCGCCTGCACCTTGCTGGCAAGAACGCTCCGAAGGCTTCCGCCCGGTACCTGCAGTACGTCCGCAAGTGCCATGAGCTGCGCGAGGCTGGCATCGCCAAGGCCGCCAAGGGCCCGCTATTCGATCTGATGGACCCCATCCCCTACCGCGACCAACTCGTCGGTTACTCGGCTGAGCAGCGCAAGGCTCTGGAATGGAAGGGTGTCGCCGACGGCTTCCCGTTCTCCGCCTCCGTCCCCTTCCACTACTCGATCGCAGCGGAGTGAACGCCATGAATGACGCACGCGTCTTCGAAGCCCACCATCATGCTCATGGCTTGAGCGATTTCCTTTTCGCTCTCGCATGGTCCGACACAGATCGAGACAAGAAGCTGTTCGAGGCAAAGGCTCGCGGCCACCTCGAAGATATTGCCCGGATCATGGGTTATCGGCTTGAAGCTGCGGCCCCTGCTGCAGTGCCTGTTCTTGAGGCTGCAGAATGAGCGCGCCCTGCACCACCCGCGCCTTCAACGGCTGCGCCTGCCCTACTGGTCAGTGCCGCATCGAAACCCGCCGAAAGGAAGACGAGGCCAAGCTTCGTCGGATCATCGCCAAGCGCAACGCGAACACAGCGCTGATGATGTTCGGCGCCTCGCTCTCGATGGCCGCCGTCATCGCTTCCTTCTTCTTCATCGCCATCCCGGAGAGCCAGAAGCTCGCCCGTGCCAACCAGGAGAACATCTATGTCCAACGATAACGCATGGAAATGGTGGCAGGACGCCCTCGCCGGCAAGCTCGGTCCGATCCACGACAGCGATCCGCAGCAGGGTTACTTCCGCACACGCTTCAAGGATAAGCCCTGGGAGCCCGTCGCGATCTGGTTCGAGGACGGCGAATGGCACGCCATGCGAGGCGAGCGCGCAATCAGCGCTGCTGACATCTGGACCTGGTGCTGCCGGAACCCGATCACCTACGAAGCCTACACCAAGGCCATCGAGGGCGGCGGATGGGACGATGAGCCAGAAGCTCCAGCCATCGGGCATAACCTCCCGGCTGACCCGTTCGAAGCCCTGCAAATCGAGTTCGAAGCCGAAAAGGAGCAGGTCTCTGCATTCCTCAAGAAGCCGATCACAACACAGACCGACGCCGACCGCGCGGCTGTCTGGGCGAAGCGGCTATCGACAATCGCGAAGAAGGCAACAGACCTGCACAAGGTCGAGAAGCAGCCGAGCCTCGACGAGAGCCGGCGCGTCGACGACAAGTGGCGCGGACTTAAGGAGGATCCTGCCGACCTGAGCAAAATGCTCAAGCGTCACATGGATGCCTACCTGCAGGAACAGCAGCGGATCGAACTGGAACGCCAGCGCAAGGCCCGCGAGGAAGCTGACCGCATCCAGCGAGAAGCCGACGCCGCCCGTGTCGCGGCAGAGCAAGCCGCTGCGAAGAACGACAATCAAGAGACGGCAGACGTCGCAGCGATTGCCGAAAAGAACAACCGGATCGCGGAAGCAGAACGTCTTGCCAGACAGGCTGCCGACGCTGAGCGGGATGCTCAGGCTCGAAATGCCAGCGCCGGCCGCACGGGTGCCCGCGTGGCTCTGCGTACCTTCACCTATGCCGAGATCCTCGATTTCGAGAAGCTGCTCCTCGCGCTGAAGGACCGGCCGGAAATCCGCGAAGTTGTCGAGACACTCGCCAACCGCGCCGCCAGATCCGGCGTCGAACTGGCAGGCATGGCAATCCGTTCAGAACAGAGGGCTGCGTGATGACCGAAGCCAATCCCCTCACCGTCGCCGCCGTCAAGTTCAAGTGGCAGAAGGACGACAAGGCCTATGACTACTTCATCCCGAACGGCTTGGCTGCCCTCGTCGAGGTTGGCAGCAAGGTGGTCGTTGAGACCGCGCGAGGCGAAACGACTGTCGAGGTCGTCGCGATCAAGGACGATTCCGAGAAGGCTCAGAAGTCGATCCTTCGTATCGTCGAGCCCGAAGCCACCAGCGAAGGAGAAGCGGCATGAACGCTCATATGCCAGCGCTCTCTGGTGGCGGCCAGGTTATGGCGATCGTTCCTCAGACCTTCGAAGAAACCTTCCGCATGGCGCGAACAGTCGTTGCCTCTGGCCTTGCCCCTTCTGCCCTGATTGGGAAGCTCACCGGTGACGACGCCGCCAGCGCGGTTGCGGTTGCCATCATGTCCGGCGCTGAGCTCGGCCTCAAGCCGATGGTTAGCCTCCGTAGCTTCACGGTCATCAACGGCAAGCCGGCGCTCTACGGCGACGGACTGATCAATGTCGTCCGCATGTCTGGCAAGGTCGCCTACCTTCGCACCGGCTGTGACGAGGTCGGAGGCAAGATGGTTGGCTTCTGCGAGGCAAAGCGCAGCGATACCAGCGAAGAGAAGCGCGTCGAGTTCAGTCAGGAAGATGCTGTTAGGGCCGGTCTGTGGCCGACAAGCGCGACTGTTCGCCGGAAGGTGTGGGAAAACAACCAGCAGGTCTGGAAGGATGTGCCAAACGATACGCCATGGGCTCGCTTCCCGCAGCGTATGCTTGCGTGGCGCGCGGCCGGCTATTGCCTCCGCGAACTGTTCGGCGACGTCCTCGGCGGCATCCGCGACGAATTCGAGGCTCGCGAGATAGCAGAAGCGGAAGGCATGCGCGACATCACGCCGCCAGCTGCCGAAAGCAAGTCGACCCCGCCGAGACCTCCTAAGCCGCCTGCGCCACCATCCGCCAAGACGGTCAACGCCGAGCCGGCTCAGTTCGAACAGCCGCCGGAAAGCGAATTCGACCTTGGCGGCTTCCTCAGCGAGATCGAAACGGCCGTCGCCGGCGCGAAGGATGAAGCCGACGTCGAAGAGATCTGGAATGACTTCGACGCCCCGGCCACTCTTGAGACTGAAGGTCACGCCGACATGATCGACGCGGCATTGTCGATCAAGCGCCGACGGTTGGCGCAGCTATCGCCGTTGAATGGTGGCTGACCATGAGCCAACAACGCCAGAGGTTCATCCTCATCAACGACAAGGTCCGCGCCAACGCCATCGAGGCGATCAAGGCGGCAGAGGAAGGCAGTGCCGTATCTCTTGGGCCGAAGACCCGTAGCGTCGACCAGAACGCCAAATTTCACGCGATCTGCACCGACATTGCCAACTCCGGCCGCAAGTGGGCCGGGAAGGCGAGAGACGCCGAAGCGTGGAAGGTCTTGCTCGTGTCTGGGCATACCGTGGCGACGGCCGGCGAAGTCGAGATAGTGCCCGGCCTTGAGAACGAGTTCGTCACCATCCGCGAGAGCACGGCTCGCATGTCGGTCGGCCGTGCCGCCAGCCTGATCACCTATGCCCTCGCCTTCTGCGACACGCACGGAATCCACCTGACGGAAACGATCCGTGGTGGTTTCTACGAAGGCGCCAATGATCGGAGGGTCGCATGACCAACCGTCAGCAACGTCTCGCCGCGCGTGCGATCGAGCGCAAGGGTCTGAAAGGCGACTGGGGCCCGTGGCGTGTAACCAACTTGCCGGGCGGCATACCCGGCGGCAACGGGTGGTGCAAGCAGGTTCGCCACGTTCAGGCGAACAACCTCTATGTCGTTCTAATCCGCCCGTTCCTCGACGAGCAGGGTAACGAGGTAGATCACCTCGCCATCCGTACCGCCTCGCAGCTGGAACCACCCTGGCGCGACATGCAGCGGATCAAGAACGAAATCTGCGGAGAGGAAGCGACAGCCGTGCAGGTCATGCCGCCGGCGGCTGAGCTCGTCGACGAAGCCAATATGTATCACATGTGGGTGCTGCCGAGCCGCCTCCCCTTCACCCTTGCCCCGCGCAGCAACCTTGAGGTGGCAGCATGATGACCCTCGTTTTCATCCGTCGCGCCCTCGGCCCCTGGCTGGCCTGGAAAGGCGCTCAGTCCAACGCCCGGTTCGTCGCTCGGCAGCGGAGGGCACGCTAATGGCTATGCAGATCCGCAAAGAGGCAGCCATATCGTTCCCGAAGATCAAGCCGTCGAAGAACAAGGGCTATCTCTCGTTCATCCATAAGCTGCCATGCGTGGTGACGGGGCGGTACGGAGTTGAGGCCGCGCACCTGTCGATGGCTGCCCCGCAATTCGGGCACTATGGTCGGGGAAAGGGCCGCAAGGCTCCAGATCGCTGGGTTCTGCCCCTCAGCCGGGAATCCCACTACGAGCAGCATCAGGACGGCGAGGAACGGTTCTGGAGCCGCACCGGCATCAACCCACATATTCTCGCGCTCACCATCTTCGGCCTCTACTCCGACATGGGAGACGATGCGCAGCCTTTTGCGACAGCGATCATCAATCAGGTGCTGGCGAATGCCGGACGCCTTCGGGAAAGGGGACAGCCATGACAGACCGTCAACGAGCGGCCGGAGTGCATGAGAACTTCGCCTCCTGCGATTGCACGAAGGTGGAGCAGGACGAGACTTGCCCTGTCGGCTATCCCTCGCTGCTGTGCGACGTGTGCGACGGGAAGGGAGTTTTGCCGGCCACCCCCGCTCCCCGGTCACATTTGTCAGTGCCCGCCGGCCTTGGAGACGACGTTCATCAACAAAACGCCCACAATGATGAATCCCATCCCGATGACGGCCGCCAGGTCCAGCTTCTGGTGAAACCAGAGTTGGCCGATCAATGCGACCAACACCACCCCGGCACCAGACCAAGTAGCATAGGCGATGCCGATCGGGATTACCTTCAGGGTGAGCGAGAGGAAAAAGAAAGCGATTCCGTAGCCGATCACAACGATCAGGCTCGGAAGCAGCTGTGTGAAACCTTGCGAAGCTTTCAAGGCGCTGGTGGCGACCACCTCACCGACGATAGCAATTCCGAGAAAGACAAAATTCAGCATGGGTGGCTCCGGGTTGGATCCTCCTTTAAGCAACAACCGAAAGGAGGGTCACGCACAACTGTTCGTGATGAACGAGCGCCACCGCCCCAGGCGAATATGCGGTTACCTGCGGACGATGTCGCTGCAACGGGCGGCACCAGTGTCAAAGTACTTGGAGAGATCCGATTCGAACGTATCCTGGGAGACCAGGATGGTGGGAGAGATGGAGGAGGCAACACTGACGGTTGCGACGTGGTTGCCCTGCTCGTCACAGATCTCGATCGTCTGAAGCGTGAGCTCCTCCCCAGCCGCTATATGCTCGGCCACAATGTCCCGAATGGCTTGGCGCGATTCGTCCCTAGCTGCATTGAGATCTACGAAATTGGCACCTTCGAGATCCCGGATAAGGTCATCACGCTCTCTCAGGTGCAGGAAGTATTTCGGCATCAGAGATCCTCCGCATCAACTCTGGCCGAACCGTGCGTTGCTGCCGAAGGTTCCTGTGCAGAAGCGTACATTTCCCAATCCAGTTTGCGACGCTCGGCTGGTCAAACTTCGACGGCCCGAAGGTCGCAAGCATCAGTGTTCGCGGATGTGACGAGCCGGAAGCTCCGGCACCTTCAAAGGGAGGGAGGTTACTCGTGATGCTGCTCCTTAATTTCCTCAGCGTCCTTGAGGATCGCTCGTCCCCAGGTTTCGACCGCTACTGCGAAATCTCGCGAGATGTCGGAAAACTGGCTCAGGCAGACCATCAGAAACTGGTTAGCCCACTCCGGCTTCTCCGTAGGATTGAAGAGGGCGGCAATTTCACCGGTTTCGGGCATAACGAGAAGCACCTGATCCGCCCACTCCCGGCAGTCGCCGACAATTATGGTCAGCGTGGCATCGAACAAATGCTCGCAGTCCGAGATGAGCGAGTTTGTGAAGAACTCCGCCGCTTTCTTCGCCGTGAACATAGCATGCGCAAGGGTTCGGGAGTTGGCAGGCGTCCAAAGCGGCTCGAACTCGTTGGTGAGCTCAACGTTGGGAATCGTTGCAAGGAACCGATTGAGCTGAAGCGGCGTGATATCGATCAGCCGTTCGACTCGCGCAACATCATTCCGCAGCAACTGCCTCATCTCGCGGCGGTGTCGCCGCTCTTGCTCCGCATCCGTCCTACGCATTGCTCGAACCGTGATGTACGCAGCGAATATAGCAAGAGCTCCAGCTATCAGGCCGTTGAATTTGGCCAGCCTGTCGTAGAAGGTGTCTGGCCCTGGGTCTCCGGCAATAACGATAAATACGATAACAAAACTAACCGTCGGCACGAGGTCGAAGAGCATCTCTCTCGTCCGCGCCGGCAATCTAAATCCCTCGTTCTTCATCCTACCGATTATCCTTCGACAGCCGCATGCTGCTACGACAGGAGCGCACGACGGCCATCACGTCAATTACCGCCAACAACAACCCACTTGAGGAACATCACCGCTTTCCACAGGCCCGCTGTCACGCCTCGTTTGGGAGGCGAAAGCAACACGACCAAGTCTCCGCCCGCGCCCCAATTGATTTTGGTTGGGAGTGAGGACGGCGATATTCCGTGTGATCGGTGCTCCGGGACCGGGAACCTTATCAAGGATTGGGACCGCTACGATTCCGCCAAAACAACGGAAGAGATCGAGGACTGCGAAAGCGATTGCCCCGATTGCAGCGGCTATGGACGCTTCAAGGCTGAGGCCCCACCGCCCGCACCGAGGGAGGTGGGGGTGCGGCCTGTGGATAACCGGACTGTGGATAACGGGGAAAGTGGGGACTAATGGCGAAGGAAGCTTACATTCCCACGGGTTGCTGGCCTGCTGTCCTACGGGACGAGCTTGCGGCCGCTTATGCTGGCGAGAAGACGGTTGATGCCTTTATCAGCCGCGTTGGGACGGTCTGGCCGCGCCCGTTCATCGAGACAGGCACCGGCAAAGGAAAGTTCAGGGCGTGGCGGAAGAGCGATCTGGACAAAGCGATCGACCCGGAAAGCGCTCACGGCGGCGGAGATCCGGTTCCGTTGTGATGATACCTGTCGAGATGCCCCGCTACACGTCATTCCGCAAGCTGGCCGATGGTTCCACCGGCTACTATTGGACATGCCCTACCCGCTACCGAAAGCGCAATTGCCCGTATCTATCTGCTGCACTGGGAGCAAACCTGAGCGAAAAAGAGCTGAGGGAGGCCGCAGCACTGTGGAACGAGCGGCTCGACGGATGGCTGAAAGAGCAATCGCCCTTCTACGTCGCCGACACGTCAAAACATGGAACGTTGGAATGGCTGGTCAACGCCTACCTCCGGCACGACGCGTTCCTCGAGCGGGTTGCTGAGTTCAGCCGGCCGGACTACCGCCGGATCCTCGATCGCGTCTGTGCTATCGAGCTCGACGTCCCCGGTGGAAAGAAGATCCGGGTCGGAGATGCCAAGATCAACCTGATCGGCGTCAGCACCGCGACAAAGATCTATGCCGCCTTCCACACAGACCAGGCCGCCGCCCGTACAGCCGAGAAGGCCGTGACCTACTGCAAGGCCATGTGGAAGCGCATGCGGCACCACCACCCGGATCTGTTCCGGGCCGATACGCCGAATCCATGGGAGGGCGTGGTGGTCAAGAAACGGGAGAAGGCCGTGAAAGGGCACGCGGACCGCATGACGGTCTATGCCTTCGCGGAGAAGGCCATCGAGAAAGATCGGGGTGAGCTGGCCGCAGCGGCTGTGCTGGCCTTCGAATGGCTCATGCGCCCATCATCGATCGGGGCCGGGTATGCGGCCTGGAGCGGATACCGGGGCGAGAGCGCGCCGGACAAGATCATCATCGGCCACAGGAAGACCAAGGAGCGCGCTGAGCACCCTCTGGAGTATGTCGACGAGGACGGAGCCGTCGTCGCGCTGTACGCGGAAGCTGAGGCGATTTTGAAGAAAGTGCCGCGGTACGGGCTATCGATCGTCTGCCAGAAGAGCGGGAAGCTCTTCGGAGACGGAAGCCGTCTGTCGCAGGAGGTCAACGAGTTCGCCGGCAAGAACGGATTCCAAGGCTTCACGATCGACAAGGCGCGGCATGGCGGGATGACGGAACTGGAGGAGATGGGCCTCACCGAAGGACAGGGACGCGCCCTGTCGAAGCACCGCACCAGCAGCGCTTATCGAGGCTATGCCAAGGAGACCGAGAAGCGCGTCCTGGAGGCGACGAAGCGCCGGATGGGTGGTTCTGAGGGAACGCAATCCGAACAGGCGTTCAGAACGAAAAAAGGACAGCGTTCAGAATGAACCCTATTGCGCTCTATGTGGATTCGTTCTAAATCGCCGCCACCACACGCTTTTATACCCCCGGACGGCCTCGTGGCGGAGTGGTGACGCAGAGGACTGCAAATCCTCGTACCCCGGTTCAATTCCGGGCGAGGCCTCCAATTTTCCTTCCATTCTCGAACAGACACCGTCGACGACGCACGACAAAGCGCCTGATGCATCGGCATATGTTCTTCGCTGTGCGTGGGAGCTGCCTCATCAGCAAGATGCGTTGCGCTCGGGAGACGCTTGGCTCGAAGCCCGATGCGCCATACGGATTGTTGATGAGGCTACCGGCTTCATGAGAGGTAAGGCATACTGCGGATTGCCTTTCCGGGTGTCAGAGCGGCAAGCGTGGTGGAAATCCGGATGCACCGTGCGTACCTCACCGATCCGCAGATGTCCGGATAGCCAAAGACAGATTGCGCAGAAGGATTATGATGTTCAGATCAACCGGCCCAGGAAGCAAGAAGCCGGACAGAACCGACTCACAGGCCGAACACGCGGACGAGAACGCACCGCGCCTGATGCAGATGGTTCGAGGACATGACCTGAGGAGTGGATGGACCGCGAGGATGTTCACGGCTCTCTGTCTTCTGGGCGCCGTGCCCGGCGCGCATGCCCAGTCTGTTGAAGTGGAGAGCTTCGAGTACCTGTATGCTTCCGGCAGGGTGGTCCGGCTGACGGACATCGGATCGTCCCTGCCCAGCCCCGCGACGGCGTCCAGGCTCCAAACGCAATATCCCGACATCGGCCCGATCCTCCTGTTCTGCACAGAACTCTCGGGTCCGCGCTTCGCCTATTTCGGCGGCGCCTTCTACAAGCTCAATGAAAAAGCGAGGCGGGAAGACGCGCGCGTCGTCACCAACGAAGGCCCGCAGGGGCTTCTGGACATCGACGAGCCACCCTCCCCCCTGGCGGGAGACTTCAGGATGATCCTGAACCTCGTGCGGGATGCGGGCGAAGGCTGCTGACGGCACACCCTGTGCCGTTGCCCTAGAACCGGATGACCGAGACGAACGGGACGGTGGCAATGATGGTGTCGTCTTCCGCGGTGATCTCGAAGGCCCTGCCGTCGATGATCTCGTCGCGCAGAACCGCCTCGGCAACCATTTCCCGGGCAGACGACATGGCTTCCTGCTGGGCGTCCTCGTGACACGCGAAATCGGCGCCCTCGATGTCCCGCTCGAGGACGCCTCCTTCCCGAATATGAAAATAATATCTGGCCAT